CCCGAAGTCACACTTTTCTCCTCTTGGAAGAGGAGAAGGAGTCTCGATTCAGTAAGATAACATATGCGCATTCGTACTCGCGAATTGCAGAATCACCAAGGTGGCTTGATGTCTCGTCTTTTATATGACGAGCCCTCGCACACGTGGCAGACTGATAATTCGTATCATGTTCCAGCTCTCGGTCATTTCCAGCATGAATACTCCCATATGGGAGACTATTCCGCTAAGAGTGACTGGCGGTTTAAGGACACTTTCCATTATAAGCTTAACGCTTTTAATGGTCGTCCTTCGGATCAATTCGACCCTTATTATGTGTATGCATCAGATGCTACATTTAATACGGCTTACCACATTCCTATACACTATTTACTAGGGTATAAGTTTGGGGATAGATATCCGGGTGAGGAAAATATCGAGGGATTGTTCTCTCGCTTTTTCTCTTTACGTACGTTGCCTACCGAGGTACTAATCGACAAGGACCCGTTTGATACGGAGTTCTCGCTTTGGTACCTCTTGGTTGATCTCCTTGACCTTATAAACATGTTTAAACACGTTTATAAGTTGTTTTCACCGAATGAATTAGCGAAATTTAACGGGGCTCGGAAATATTATTCCAAGTCCAAAGTTACTTTCCGCGATGTTCACGATGCAAACTTACTCTATCACTTTGGCATCGCTGCCACAGAGAAAGATATCAGGGATTTCTTCGCCGTGCTTATGCACTGGCGGAGGGATTACGATCATATGACCGAATTCCTACGTACTCTTCATCGCCGCAGGTTTGAACCTGTCGACGTTCCGGAGTATAATTACCAACATAATGACGTTCTTACGTCACATGTGGAGTCGGTTGATTTCAACATTTATAGAAATGTTGAGACCAGTATGTCTGTGTTCCATAGAACAGCGCAGTATAAGTTTACAGCGCCTGAATTCCAGGGATGGATGACTCGAGTCAAGCAATTCTTGGACGCCTTTGGCGTCCTCGATCCTGCTGCCGTTTGGGATGTTATCCCATTCTCCTTCGTTCTCGACTGGTTTGTCGATATCGGAGGATGGCTTCATGACAATAGACCTCGTCTATTTCCTGCTGACGTGTCAATTTTAGACTATTGCGAAAGCTTTAGGTTAAAACGACGCATCACATACTCGACCTCATGGGAGGCGCCGCACAATGGGGGTGGGAGTCATACGACTACCGCCTTTGCCCAGGTTGCTGCACACCACCATGAGTATTTCGTGCGCAGACGGTTTATACCGTCAGTTACACGAATTGCCGCCCTTGGCAGTAAGAAGTCCTTCGTCAGTTTGCGACGTGTGCATATAGCATCGTCACTCATTGGCCAGAGGCTTCCAAGGGGTTAACTACCTAGTAATAGGTCAAGACTAATGTTTCTAATATGAAAGGTCCAGCAATATGCTAGCCGATCCATTGAACATGTTTAGCCTTGCCAACATGGTGAACGATCAAGACTGCGCTGACTTCAGCGCAAGCGCGATCGATCTAACTGCTGGTAAGTCGATTCGGCTCTGTTCCGTTCCCTCCGTAACTGGAAAGGGTACATTGTCCATCTCTCATTCTGAGAGTAAGGAGAATGTAGGACAGATAACCGATCGCGCCGCCGTAAGATTGGAAGTCCGAAGGACTTCCGACGAAGGCGTCGATACCGTTGCGCAAGTGACTGTTGTCGCTTCTATTCCAAGAAGCGGCTTCACCCTTGCCGATGTAGAGAACATATTCCGAGGCCTCGTAGGTACCCTTATCGCCACTAAAGGCGATACAGATGGTACCTGCGCGGTTAACTTCGGTACATTCTCTCGCATCATCGCGGGCGAACCATAAGGTTCGCGCCCGAAGACGGTAGACTCAGACCTTGATATCGGCTGCACTAGCTGGCTAGGAGATCACCCATATGGGAAATCATAATAGCCTAGAGGTTTACACCTCCTTGTTTGTGCAGTTATATCTTGATATAGCGCAATGTTATCCTGAATCATCTAAGCAGTTTTCTCTCGATCTCAAAAAGATCAGCAAAAGAGAAAATCACGAGGGCTTTTCGTTTTATACGAAAAGCCTACCACGGTATGGTAAGGCCATTGATTTGGCCCTCCAATCTCGTGCACCTCTATCTGTCCCCGGTTTCGGGGGCGGCCCAATTCCCCGACTTTTCGGGTGGTTGGTAGGTCGTGTCTTTGATGAAGAAGGGTACGTCCGGAGTAATCCTGACGTAACCGCGTTGCGGCACCTTAGGCAGCTTACACAATTTTTGTATAAGCTGCAGTTGCCGTTCGAGCCAAAAGCATCACAAGATGCTTTAGACTCGTTTGTCCTCGTGGACGCTGAGCTGCCTCAGAGCTTGGCATTACCGTCTGTTCGGTCCTTCGCACGATCACTCGTGTCAAAGGTCCTGGGAAAGTTTCAGGTAAGAGAAATCTTACCTAAGCATGGCCCAGGGAATGTTGCTACTGGCGAGATGTGCGGTTGGAAGTCAAACTTCAAACGCATATTCAAGTCAATCGACGTGCTTTACCCCTTTACGGAGTATTACACGCTGGGATCTACACAGATCTCAGATCAACTCGAATGGATTTCATCCCTAGAAGAGATAGATACGCCGACGGCAAAAGTCGTCTTAGTACCTAAGGATTCTAGAGGTCCGCGGCTAATATCCGAAGAACCTTTGGAGGTTCAGTGGATACAACAGGGCCTTAAGGATCGTTTGTACGATCTTATTGAACGCCACCCACTAACGGCTGGTCACGTGAATTTCACGGATCAGACCATTAATAGGAGGCTTGCCTTGTTGGGATCACTCACTACCGAGTGGGTGACCTTAGACATGAA